TTTAGAGCAGACGTGCAACCAGATGGTAGAAGATAATGGCAGATCCAAAAAAAGGTACTGGTAAAAAACCAAAAGGCAGTGATCGTAGATTGTACACAGACGAGAATCCTAAAGATACGGTAAGGATAAAGTTTGCAACGCCTGCAGATGCACGAGCTACCGTGGCTAAAGTAAAAAAGATTAATAAATCTTACTCTCGAAAAATACAGATTTTGACAGTGATGGAACAACGAGCTAAAGTTATGGGTAAAACACAAGTAGCTAATATAGCTAAAAAAGGTAAAGAAGCTATTCGTAAACAAAGAGGAGTAAAACGTGGCTAAAATAATTGTTACTATTCCAGAACCTAAAGCTGATTACGATCAATCTAATCAGAGACAGATATTAGAAGCTTTAAATACTTTAAAAAATCAACTTAATTTTTCGTTTCAAACAGATTTTAAAAACGAACAAGACACTTTTAACTGGTTTATCTCATGACCATACAATACAAAAATCAAGGCTTTACTTTAGCCAATACCGATGAGACTTCTGTATTAACTGCACCTAGTGATGCAAGATTGTTAATTAAACAAATACAAGCCGTCAATATACATAGTAGTGCAGTCACTTTAACCACAAAGCTAACCGATACCTCTGCGTCAGCCACACACACCTTTGGCAACCAAGACATTGCTGCCGTTAGCACTGCTGATATTATAACGAACACGCTTGTATTAGAAGAAGGTGATATTCTTAAAATGACTGCAGAAACCGCAGCTAAGATATCAGGTGTTATCTCATACGCTCAATTAGACAGATCACAAGAAAATGGTTAAAATACAGCCATGACGATTACTATTGATTGCGAATCACAAACCAAGATTACTAATAAAAAGTCAGGCTTAGAGTATGCTTCTGAGGAAGAGGCTCAAGCAGATGTAGCTGATGCTGGTACTTCTACCACAGAAGAAGATATTCAACGTGATGTAACTATTATTGTTCCTAAACTTGATCTCTTTGGGGAGACAAATGAGTGAGCCTAAAGGTGGCACAGAACTACAACACGAGTTTTTAACAGCAAGAGTAGACGAATATCTACTTAGCCACTTTCAAATTTGCACTTCTATACCAAACAAAATACCTATAGATAAAAACAAAATTAATATCTTGTGGCAAAAAAATAGCTACGATCAACCTAACATTAAACCTTTCTTTGCTGATAAAAGTAATCATCATTTATATGATTGGTATGTTTTTAACTCGCATTGGAATTATGAAAAGTTTCGTATGATGTTTGATGTGCCGACCGATAGATGTCATGTCATTAAAAATGGAGTTACGCATTTTCCAAAAAGAAAACACTACAAACAAGGTAATACGTTACGTTTAGTCTTTCAACCAACTCCTTGGCGTGGTTTAAACGTGTTATTATTAGCGATGCAACATTTGCAAGATGAGGATATAATATTAGATGTCTATAGTAATTGTGAGGTGTATGGTGAAGAGTTTGCGCTTAATAATGACTCGGATTGGAAGGCTCTATATGACCAAGCGAGAGCGTTACCTAATGTTAATTATATTGGTTATCAGTCTAACGATTTTATTTTAAATAAAATGAAAGACTACCACATGTTCGCTTACCCTTGTATTTGGGAAGAGACTTCATGTATCTCGGCCCTTGAAGCCATGGCAGCAGGACTTTATTGTGTAACTACTAATTACGGTGCTTTATATG